GCCTCGTTCCAAAACTTCCCCAACCTTGTCGGCACGGTGCAATGGGTCGTGATTCAAGCGACGGGCGACCCCACAGGGTTCACGTACCTGGCCACGCAGGGGGGCGGGTTGGTGGGGAGCATGACGCACCCGTTGGCGCCTCCTGCGGGCACCAACTTCTACCTCGGCGTGGACTACGCCGCCAATGAGTTCGTTCAAGACATCGGCGGCGCCGTCGATGCTCTCCCGGCGCCGTTCACGATTGGCACGATCCGGGCGTGGTTCATTCAGGGTTGGGACGCCACCCCCCGCGTGCTGTTGGACCAACCCCTCGTTTTCTCCTTCGGCACCGATGACGGCGGCAGGGTCCCGTTCTACGTGACGGGGGACGCGGCGCCCCCGGGGGACGCCACCGATGGTAAACGGTACGTTGCAGGGGCCCCCGGCACTTTTGGGGGCAGCGCCTTCGCCACGGGCGACATCGTGGAGTTCTATGCTGGCGTGACCCTGATCATGGTCACCAAGGCGGAGCAGGTGGATGTCGAGCAAGCGATCATCGACTACCTCGCCCTGAACCCCCCGGTCTCCCTCTTGATGCGCGCCAAGCAGGAGCGGGTTTGCTACGGGGTTCGCAACAGCGCCCCGCCAAACGGGTTCGCCTCCATGGTCGGCGTTGCCGTGATCGTTGGTCCGGTTCCCTCTGGGGACTTTTCGACGTTCACCCCGTGGGACGTGGTGGTGTTCGACGGCACCGAGTGGGTTCCATTCGACCCGGACGCCTTCCTTGGCACACGATTTACGCTGGTGGACTCCGCTAACAACACGTATCCAGGTGCAGAGATAGTGCGCGTGGGGGTCAGCGGTGACGGCGCTCCTCGCGACAACTACGATAGTGCCGCTATGGGCCACATACTCGGCACCACTACCTCGTTGTTCTCGGGGAGCAGCGTGCCGTACCCCGACGTGCTGGCCAATGGCTGGATCATTCAGCCGCCCCGCATCGGGGTGCTGACCTCGGGCTACAATGCGTACCCCCCGCCCGCCCTTTATGATAACGACCCGCTATACGTCGGGGGTCCAGAGTTACAGATATTGCGCCTTGGCACCTCGGGGAGCATGGCGCTCAACGTGCAGTCGCGGACGGTTTGGGCAGGGTCTATCCCTGACGAACCCGCGGCGGCCTTTTCCATCGTCGAGCTGTTCAACGACTCACTCACCCCGACAACCGTGAGTTTCTACGGCAACATCACTCCGGCCATCGCGCACTTCGCCCCGTACCAGACGCGGCGGTTTTGGTTCGTGCGTCGCTCCGGCGGCGCTGGCGGTTTTTCGATGGTGCCGATGGACGCGGTCTATCACGCCACGGCGGTGGCCCTCGCGCCTTGGCAACAACCGGTGGCTACGCAAGATCGCCTGACCTTTTTGATCGCAGGCGATGAAGTGGAATTGCGGGGGTCCTTGGAATACTTCGGGGGTCCTCCCATTACGGGCGCCTTGCTGGCGCCGGGCGCGACTCCCGCAGAGGCAGTGCCCTCCGCCCCGATTTACTTCCCGGCAGTGGTCAACGACAGCGGCAGCGGCACCTTGTCAGTGGCCCCGATGATGCTGGCGACCGATGGGAGCCTGACGTGGCCCACCTCCCCGCTGACGAGTCCGGGCGCCACCGTTTCGTTCGCGTTCAAGTACAATCGCCGGGGGGCAATATGACGCACGTACTCACTGAAGAGCAGCGCAAGCAACTTGAGGAGCAGGCCAAGCGCCTGCCGAAAAGGTAATGTCCACCGAGGTAACTGTTAAGGGTCTCGATGTCATCGTGGCGAAACTGCGGTTCCTCTCCGGTGAAGAGACGCGCCGCCCCCTCCGGTTCGGCATGCGCCGCGCAGCGCAGGTCATTGCGGACCTCGCCGCCGCGAGGGCGCGCTCGCTCGACGACCCAGAAACGGGGCGCCAGATTGCGGACAACGTGACGGTACGGAACGGCACGAAGAACGCCGAACGCAAGACCGGTAACCTGACCTCTCGCGTGGGCGTCGCGGGCACCGCGGTTCTCAACGACAACCCCGACCTCTCGAAGGGCGCGCCAACCCCGCACTGGCGGCTCCTTGAGTTTGGGACCAGCACCACGCCCGCAAACCCTTTCATGCGCCCGGCGATGGAGCAGGGTATGCAGGGCGCCTTCGATGAGTTCGCCAGGTCCGCCGATCTCGCCATTGACCGGGCGCTGAAGCGGAAGGCCAAGGCTCTGATCAGGGGGTAACATGACGCCACCAATCTTTGATATTTGCGCGGACGACCCCGCGCTGGCGCTATTGCTTGGCTCGGCGCCCTTCCGGCTATTCCCTGCGGGAGACGCCCCCCAGGCGGTTGCTAGACCTTACGTCACATGGCAAACGATTAGCGGCCAGCCCGCGAACTATCTCGCGCAAACCCCTGATCTCAACTCGTATACCCTGCAAGTCGACGCCTACGACGAGACCGCCGCGGGGGTACGTCAGGTGGTAGCGGCGTTGTTCGCCGTGATTGAACAACACGCGCACGTTGTCGCGCTCCGCGGCGAGACCCGCGAGATGAGTACCAGACTGTACCGCTCCTCCTTTGATGTTGAGTGGTTCGTGGAGCGTTGAACCAACCACTCGCGTGCGTTAGAATCAACCAGTACCAGTCACGCTCCCGGAGAACGACATGGCGAAGAAGACCCAAGGCACCAACCTGTTCCTGATTGACACCGACGGCACGACCCTGATCACGGTCGGTTGTGTGACCTCCATCAGCGGCATCACCGCCTCCCGCGACCAGATCGAGACCACGTGCCTCGAAGCGCAGGCCCGGTCGTATGAGGCGGGGATGCTCACCCCCGGCGCGGCATCCTTCGGGATCAACGTAGACCCGGCGGACGCCTCGCACGTTCGTCTCCACGAGCTGTACAAGGAGGGCGTCAACCTGAAGTGGGCGCTCGGCTGGAGCGACGACAACGTACCCCCGACGATCCTTGCCGGGGACTTCGTGCTCCCCACCACGCGGTCGTGGCTCACGTTCGAGGGGTACATCAGCGACTACCCGTTTGACTTCGCGCTTTCCGCGGTCGTCGCGTCCACTATCGCGGTGCAGGTCTCCGGTTACCCCGAACTGACCCCGGCGGTCTGACGTATGGACCTGAAGAACCTGAAGGCGGTTGGTGGGGTAGTCTCGACGGACCTGGTCAAGTGCGCAGTGACCTGGGAGCGCGAGGGTGAGGAGGCGCTGACCTTTGACATCTTCGTGCGCCGTCTCTCCTTTGGTGACGTGGAGCGCGTGCTCCGGGATGAAGCCCGCGGTCACAGCCGCGCCGCCAGCCTGATCGCCGCGGCGGTACGGCTGGGCGACGAGGGCGCCGATCAACTGTCCTACGATGACGCCTTCCAACTCAAACCCACCTTGGCCAAGGCGTTTGCCAACGCCGTGAGCGAGGTCAACGAACTGGGAAAGGTTCCGCCCGCGACCTGACTCCTGACGAGGAGGTGTGGCACGAACTCGTACTGAACGGTGTCGGCGGGCGTACCATAGCGGAGGCGAAAGAGAACATGTCATTCTCGGAAGCCGTTGATTGGTTCGCCTATCTTCACTCGCGGGGTAGCGTCCACCTGGGGCGAAGAGTCGAGGCCGCCGCGGCGCTCATCGTAACCACGTACCTGCGAGCGAAAGGGGCGAAGAACGTGGAGATGTCCACCTTCATGCCGCATGAAAGGGAAGCCCCCGCCAGCATTGAAGACATCCTGCAACTGCTGACGCCGGCGGCGGGGGCACGCTGATGGCCTCTCGTTCGCTTGGCACCCTGACCATTGACTTGATCGCCAAGGTCGGTGGTTTCGTCTCCGGGATGAGCGAGGCCGAGCGGCAGGCCGACCGCGCTTCAAAGCGCATCAAAAAGGAACTCGCCACCGCTCTTGACTCCACGGCAACGTCCTTCGCTGCGGTTGGCGCCGCCGCCCTCGCTACCGCGTCAACGCTCGCCGCGGTCGCCGTTTCCAGTATCAAGGCGACCGCGGAACAAATCGACCTCGCCCGTGCTCTGGGCGCGACTCAGGCGGAACTCGCTGGGATGGAACGCGCTGCGGCGCTTTCTGGGGTGAGCGCTGATGAACTTGGCCTCGCCGCCAAGCGGATGAACAACACCATTGGCGAGGCGCAGGCGGGAAGCACCGCCGCTAAGGACGCGCTGGCGCGCCTCGGCTTGACGGCGCAGGAACTCACGGCGCTTCCTATCAGCGAGAGAATGCAGGTCATCGCTGAGAGCATCAGCGGGCTGTCGACCCAGACTGAGCGCGCCGCCGCCGCCCAAGATATCTTTGGCCGAGGCGGGCAGGTGCTCCTCCCTCTTCTGGAAGAGGGCGCCGTAGCTTTTGAGACTGGTGCCCGCGAGGCCCGCGACTTTGGGCTCGCGCTCAACGAGATCGACGCCGCGGCAGTCGCCGACGCTGATGACCGGATGAACTCGATGGTCGCGGCTCTCGCCGGGATCAAGACCCAGTTCGGCGTGGCCATGGCGCCGCTCATCTCTGAGTTCGCTGATGAACTGCTTGGCGCCGGTCTGCGCGCTGATGAGTTTCGTGACAAGTTCGTCGCGGCCTTCTATGCCTCCGCGAAGGTGGTGGCGTTCCTCGGCGACATCGTGCAGGCGCTGACCATCCCGTTCCGTGCCGTGTGGGTTCTGGTCAAAACGCTCGAGACCTCGATCCACGGCCTTGCGAAGGCCGGCACGCTGCTCGGGTTGGCGCTCACGCCGAAGGACGAGAAACTCAAGGCGGACCTGGTCGCCATCACAAAGAACTACGACCAGGCGCGTGCCGAACTCGGCGAGGCGATGGCGGGATTGATCGACACCTCGACGCAGTCATACCTCGATGATGTCGACACGTTTTTTGCCAAGGTGCGCGCTCGTGTGGCGAAGCAGGGCGGCATGGCCCCCCCAGAACCCACGGGAGGCGTTGACCCCCTGGCGTCTGAAGCGGAGGAGAAAGCGCGGGCCGCCGCCGAGAAGGCCGCCGAAGCGAAGGATAAGGAACTGCGCGACGCCGTGGCACGGCTCGATGAGCAGTTCCAGAGCGAGGAGCAAAAACTCGGCGCGAAGTACGTCAACGAGCAGGTCATGCTTGAAGAGGCGCTCGCTGCCCAGCAAGTGACGCAGGACGAGTATCAGCGCCTGTCGTTGGAGTCGCGCAACGCCTACGAGCAGCAACTCGACGAGCTCAAGTTCTCGAAGATGGACGAGGGCGTGCAAAACCTTCGCGACTCTTTCCTAAGCGAGACTCAGGCACTTGGCGTGAAGTATGTCGAGGAGCAGAAACTCCTGCAAGAGGCGCTCGAGTCGAATAGGATCATGGAGGACGAGTACAACCAACTCGCCCTAGAGTCAAAGATGGCCTATGAGAGCGCGGTCACGCGGATCGAGCAGGAGGAGGCCGACAAGCGCAAGAAGAAGGCGCAAGAGGAGCGCGACTTCAAAATGAGCATGCTCGGGGACACGCTTGGCAACCTGTCAACCCTGATGAACGCTGGCAGTCGCAAGCTGTTCGAGATCGGTAAAGCCGCCGCTCTTGGTCAAGCCATCGTGAACGTGGCCCAAGGGGTAACGAGAGCGTTGGCGGAGGGCGGCCCGTTCCTCGGCCCTGCTCTCGCGGCGTCGATTGCGGCGGCGGGTCTGGTGCAAATCCAAGCGATACGCAGTCAGCAGTTCGGTGGCGGCGGTACCGTATCGACGCCCAGCGCGGCGGGCGTCTCGAACACGCAAGCGGTGAACGCGGCGACGACCCAGGTTTCCCCCGTGGCGGAGCAGTCGCGGCGCAACGTGTTCTTCCACGGGATCGACCCGAAGGGTCTCTACAGCGGGCAGCAAATGCTGGAAGCGATCAACGAAGCGATTGCTAATGGCGGCGTGCTGAGGGAATCTTATGTCTGAGTCCGTGGTAGGATATCGCTCGATCATCACCGCGCTGAACGTGAGCAGCGACCCTTTGAGCGCCAGTGGTTTCCCCCCGGCGGCTCTCGCCAACGGCCTGACCTTCGACCGCTGCCGCTTCTCCGCCACTGGCGTCGCCCGCATCTATATCGACGCTGGCGCTCCGGTCACGTGCGACTACTTTGGTATCGCCGCGCATAACCTCTGGCAGCACGCAGGGACCGCTAGACTCTTCGGTGATACCTCCCCGATTACGCCCGGCACTGATGGCGCCACCGCGGTAGCAGGGCCGACGGCGCTCACGACGGCGAGCCCCGCGCTCGTGACTTTCGGCGCGGTCGCGTTTCGCTATTGGAACTTCCGCTTTGATGGCACGGTCTCCAGCGGTTTCTACGAACTGGCGGTGCTTTATCTCGGCCAGCGCCTGACCTTCGAGCGGTGCCTGATGCGCTCGCATTCGCCCGGGCCTCTCAACCGCCGTACTGAGTACTACGACAACGACAGCGAGTCAGGGCAGTTCCTCGGGCGCTCCATCCTTCGCAAAGGGCACAAGACCACCGTGGCCCAGCCAATGATGACCGCGGCGTGGGTCCGCGCTGAGTTCCAGTCGTTCGTGAAGGCGGCGAGGGTCGCGCCATACTTCTTCGCTTGGAATCCTGACGCCTACGCCGGCGAGGTTATTTTCGGAAGAACCAAGGAAGATATCGGGGTAGAATATACGGGTGACCGTGACCGTATGACTTCAAGCTGGGACATCGAGGGGTTAGGCTACGATGAGTGATTCATTCATTCTGGTTCAGGGCACAGCCCAGAAACTGGACACCCGGACCGTCACCACCGGTGTTGGCACCGTTGAGCGGCAAGTGGGCGCCATTGGCGATCCGGTATCAGGCGCCGCGGTCGCCCGGGTGGGCTCCGGTCCTGCGGCGGAGGCGCTGCGCGTCGTCCCCGCGAGTGACCATCAAGCGCAGACCACCGGGTCCTCGGTGCACCACAAAGTGTCCTTGGCCGCGACCAACCCGACGGTGATCAAGGCGCTGCCGGGGAAGGTGACTGGCATCTGGTGCTACAACAACCACAACGCGATCCGCAAGGTGGCGTTCCACGACACGGCCCTTGCGCCGACGGCCGGCACCACGCCGATCCGGTTTGCCGTGATCGTGCCGGCGAACGGTTCTGCCTTCGTGCCGCTCCCGCCGGAGGGCGTTGAGTTCGTCAACGGAATTGCCTACACGATGGTCACCGGGGTCGGTGACGCGAACGCGAACGCGGTTGGCGCAAGCGATCTGGTACTGGGGGTGGCATATGTCTAACGGCATGAAGATCACCAGCGCCGCGGGGGTGATCACCCTGCATCACGGGGATTACTCTGCGGAGACACTGGTTACCTGCGAGACCTTCAGGAGCGCCCGGGTACGCTCCGTGAGTCTGGAGCCGGGGGCAGTGACCTTGAGCACCGAGGCGCGTAGCGTGCGGTTGTCCCCGGACGCTGCCGTGGCGCTGGCTGAGGGGTTGACGTGGATGGAGCAGGTTGACACGCTGGTCCTCGCTGATGTCCCGGGGGACTATGCCGCGAAGGTCACCGCCCTGTACACCGCGCTGGTGGCGCTGCTGTAATGTGGATCGCCCCGCACTTCTGGGCGTACTACCGCCCTCAGTCGGTTCAGGGTCTCGACCGCGAACCGTTTGAGTGGATCGAGTACGACCAGACGACTTGCGGTAATGTGTATGGCGACCTGACGTGCCAGGCGGTCCTCTCAGCGGAGACCCCGGAAAAGTGCTATAACACCTTGACCACCTGTCAGCGCGTCGACAACTTCGCGTCCTCGAAACTGACCCTACGCTTCTGCCGTCCAAATGCGCGACTCCCTCTCGGTGAGGGGTACTGGTTCCCTTACCTGAAGAGCGCGAAGGTCACCCCGGCGGCGATCAACCCCGGCGGCGGTAATAAGTCTGCCTCCGCGCTGGGGACGCGCGCCAAGATCGTCGCCACCCTGACGGATCATCCGCACACGGACCGCGTCGTGGACCCCTACGCCACCGAGCGAATCACTGGCGCGGCCATCTTCGGCGGCATAGGGTACGATCCGCTGGAGCGGTCCTCCTTTTGGCGTAAGTGGTCGGCGCGGAACCTGTATAAGGTCAATCGCGCCTTTCGCTATTGCTCGGGGTACCTGGACGCGGCGGGCAATCTGTATGATGTCGTGCGCCGCGAGTTCCTTGTGACCTCCTTCACGGGACCAAACCGGAGCGGCGATGTACAGTTCGAGGCGCAGGATGTCTTGACCATCGTCAATAACGACAAGACGCAGGCGCCCGCCGCGAGCTCCGGGAAACTGGCGGCGGCGATCACCGCCGGCGCGACTTCCGCCTCTCTACAACCCGCCGGCGTCGGTAACAAGGAGTACCCGAGCGAGGGCTACGCCCGGATCGGGGGCGAGGTGATGGCGTTTTCCCGCTCTGGTAATTCCCTCACCTTGACCCGTGGTCAATTCAACACCACCGCGGATGATCACGACGAAGGCGCCGCGGTGCAACTGTGCCTCCGGTTCTTTTCCCAGACGCCCGCGCAGATCATCCGCACGCTTCTGGTCGATTACGGGCAGGTCCCGGAGAGCGCGATAGACACGGCCCAGTGGCAAGCGGAGACGGTCGCGTATCTCCAGCGGCGCTACTCCTGCCTGATAGCAGAGCCGACGGGCATCAAGCAACTGCTCTCCGAGATCAGTGAGCAGATGTATTGCTACATTTTCTTCGATGAGCGCGCCGGCCTGATTCGTTTGCGCGCCGTCCGCCCAGCCTCCAGCGATATCGTGCTCCGCCTCGACGATGACCAGATCGTGGAGTCGAGCACCGATGTTTCGGAGGACGCCGACCAGCAGATAACGAGGGTCGTGATCAACTACGCTCCACGTGACTACGCCGCGAAACTCGGCGAGATCACGAACTACCGCGCCGCCGATGTTTTCACGGACCTGGGGGAGGAGTCACCCGACAGGAGCAATGGCCCCCGCGTTAAGACTATTTTCTCTAGGTGGCTCGAACCCACCGATGGAGCCGCCGCTCAGGAGTTAGGCGCCCGACTGCTCGCCCGCTATCGAGCGCCTCCCCGGAAAATTGAGTTCGACCTCGACGCCAAGGACCGCGGCGTGTGGGTGGGCGACTTCGTCAATATCACGACTGGGCGCTCGGTTGATGCCCAAGGGAACCCCGCGACCATCCCCGCGCAGATCATGTCAGTCAATGAAGTGAGCGCTGGTTCTCGGTTCCGGTACTCAGCGCAGCAGTTCCTTTTTGATATCCCGACCGTTGGCAAACGGATTGAGATATCGGCGGACGTTTTCAACATCGACCTGAGGGCGTTGTACGACTCAAAGTACGCCACGCCCCCCGGTGATGAAACGATCACCTTTATCATCCGTACCGGGGTGGTGGTCGGCTCTACCTCGGTGGCCGTACCGGCCATCGTCACGGGTTCGTGGCCTGCGGCGACGCTGGTGCATTTGTATAACTATGGACATATCGTCGGCAGGGGTGGCAAAGGCGCCTCCACCGACGGAACGCTGCCGTTGGCGAATGGTCAAGGGGGCGGCACGGCGTTGAAGGCGACCAATCAGATATACGTTTGGAACTACGGAACGATGGGCGGTGGTGGTGGTGGGGGCGGCGCCTACCTCGTGTTCCCCGGCCCAATCGTGGCGAAGGCAGGCGATGGTGGTTGCGGTGCGCTGGTTGGGCAGGGCGGTAACGCGAGCGGCGCGAGCACGACTAACACCGACGGCGTTGACGGCGTGCTTGACTGGGGATTCTACCCCGGGGGGTTGGGTCAGCCGGGTCTCAGTTTCAGCGGCAACGGTCCGTACTTCTATGGCAGCGCTGGTGGCGCTGCCGGTTGGACGGTGGATGGCTTTTCTCTCGTGGGCCTCGCCAATGTCGGCGACTTTAGGTGGTCTATTAACCTATGAATCAGGAAGAGTTACAGCGAGTGGTTACCGTAGCGGTCAACGCCGCGCTCGACAGCCGCGACCGGATCGACGCCCAGACGCACCGCGATGACCACGCCTGGGTAGAAGAGCAGCGCCGCCGGGAAAAAAAGTGGGACGACGTGATCGAGAAAGTCAAGCTCACGGTCGTCGGCGCGATCACGGTGGCGATCATCGGGGGCATTCTGAAGGGGCTGGCCTTCATTGGCGCCGTCGTGCTGGCGGCGCTGTCCGCGAAAACGGGAGGGGGCGCCAATGGCTAAAGGCTTTAAGTTCGGTGCTCGCTCTGAGCGCGAACTCAGCGGCGTGCATCCTGATCTCGTCGCGGTGGCGCGTCTCGCGCTGGGCCTCTCCCCCATCGACTTCGCCGTGACTGATGGGTTACGGACCGAAGAAGAACAGCGGGCCTACGTCGCGAGCGGTGCGAGCACGACGATGAAGAGCCGCCACCTCGGCGGTAACGCCATCGACGTTGTCGCCTGCGTGCCGAATGGCAAAATTAGTTACAACCCCGCGCTGATGCTTCAAATAAAGGTGGCGATGTTCGACGCGGCCGGCCGTCTCAAGGTACCGCTTAGATGGGGCGGCGACTGGAATTGCAACGGCGACAGCGGGGACGAGTCGTTCGTCGACATGCCGCACTTCGAGTTACCACGCTCCAAGAGGTACCCATGATCTCGCGCCTGGTCACGTTCCTGCTTGGTCCCGATTTCGTTCGCTGGCTCGGTCGCTTCGCTGAAGAGGGCAGCACCGGGAACCCCAGCACCAAACGCTTCGCCGCGCTGATCGCCACGTCGGTCTATGCCCTGCTCGCCATCTATCTCGGCTGGCGCCTGGGTCAGGTCAGCGACACGGATGCCATGCTCCTCGCTTATGGGATCACCGCGGTCTGCCTGATGATCCTTGCTGGCTTCGCGTACTTGGTTGGTAAGATCATTGAAAGGATGAACCCGCCGAGCAAAGGGGGGCCGACCGATGGAAGCGGTGAATAGATACACACCGCTGATCCTCGCCACGCTCTTCGGCATCTTCCTGCACTGGATGATCTCGCGCCCGGAGGCGCCTCCGGGCGAGCACGTGGAGGCGAAGCCGGAAGCGCCGTTGAAGGATGGCGGCGTTGTCGTCGCCCGCGAGGAACCCAAGGCGAAACCGCCGAGGCCCCACTATCTCCCGGAGGGTTCCACGGTCACGCGGCAGGCTACGGTCACGATCCGACCGGAACCCGTGACCATTGAATGCGCCGGGGAGCAGAAGATCGTGCGATGCCCCGATGTCGTGCTCGACCTGACCCAGTTCAAGGATCAGGAGGGCGGAACACGGGAGGCGGCGCACGCTCAGGGCGGGGAGATCATCGGCGCGGTCGACACGCCGGTCGGTCCAGTCGCGCCTGTCGTGCGTGACCAACGCTGGCGGGGGTGGGTCATCGGCGCCTGCGACGTGGACGGGTCATGCTATCCCGGAGGGGCGGTCGGTCGTGCTGTCGGTCCGTTCGAGATCATGGGCGGCGCCGTCCCGGGCTTCGCCTTCGTGGGCGCGGGCCTGCGATTCTAGGGGGAGGGGCGGCGTATAAACCGCCAGGAGCGGCGATCAGGGGGAGGGGCGAGGGATTCATCGCCCCGCCTCTCTCGCTCCCCCTATAGAGCGAATCAGGGATGGCATAACCGATACGAGCAAAACCTCGTGCGCGGTGAACTAGAGTATCAGCAACCGATTCTTTGATCAGCACGGCATCCCGTTCCTGATAGCGCGCTATCTCCCTGATCTTCTGAGCGTTGACCATCATCGCTATCAGCAGTATCAGTAGTATCAGCACTTTCGCTTTTCTCTCTCTCGCGCCGCACAGGGATTTTTCCCCTATAGGGGTCCCCCGCTTTGCGCTTGATCTGGGGGCGCCTCCCCGCTTTCAATGGGCGCAAGAAAGGAGAACGGCACGTGACTGACTTCGCATTCAAGACCAAACCATTCGCCCACCAACTCGAAGCGTTCGAGTCGAGCCGTGACCGTGAGGCGTTTGCTCTCTTCGCCGAACAGGGCACGGGCAAGACCAAGATCATGCTCGACACCGCCGCCTACCTCTACAACCTGGGGCGGATCAATGCGCTGCTGATCATCGCGCCGAACGGCGTGCACCGGAACTGGATCGCCCGCGAGGTGCCGGCCCATCTTCCTGACTACGTGCCATACCGCGCCGCGACGCTGAACGGCGGCATGTCGAAGAAGGACAAGGCGCGCTTCGATGATCTCCTGTCGCCGGGTAACTTCCTCCGCATCCTCGCCGTGAACGTGGAGTACCTGGCCCGTGGCGACGCCGTGAAGATTGTCGAGCGGTTCGTGAACGCCACGCAGGCGATGGCCGTGGTTGATGAATCGTCACGGATCAAGAACCCCTCGGCCCAGCGGACGAAGGCGGTGCTCTCGCTCCGTAAGTTCCTGAAGTACCGCCGGGCGACGACGGGCACCCCGGTACCGAACTCTCCGCTTGACGTGTTCGCGCAGATGATGTTCCTCGACCCGCACGTGCTACCGACCCAGTCGTTCACGGCCTTCAGGGCGCGGTATGCGGTGCTGCTCGATGATTCGAGCCCGCTGATGAAGTCGATTAAAGCGAAGAGCGGTCGCCCGTTCGGCCCCGCGATCATCGCCCGCGACAAGGATGGTCGCCCGATGTTCCGCAACCTCGAAGAACTCGACAGTATCCTGAAACCGCACTCATACCGCGTGCTCAAGCGCGACTGCCTCGACCTCCCGGACAAACTCTACAAACGCCGTCCGGTTGAGATGAGCGACGAGCAGACGGGCCTGTACAACGAACTCGTGCGCCGGCTGAAGAAGGGAACGACCGACGACAGCCAGCGTCCCGTGAACCGTCTGGCATCGCTGACGTTTCTGCAGCAGATTCTAGGCGGGTTCGCTCCGGGCGCGATCATGGACGTGGTCGATCCTCTCGACACGCCGCCGGGCCGCCCGATCTTCGACACGCCCGAGAAGAACCCGCGCATCGCCACGATGCTTGAGGACATTGAGGACTTCCCCGACACGAGCAAGTTCATCATTTGGTCGCGGTTCACGTATGAGATCGAAGCGATCACGGACGCTTTGCGCGCCGCGTATGGTCCTCAAGCCGCCGTGGCGTACTACGGAGCGATCAGTCGCGATGCGCGGGAACTCGCCATTGACCGCTTCCAAGGAGACCCGAGCTGTCGCTTCTTCGTCGGTAATCCGCAGGCCGGCGGCACGGGTCTGACCCTGACTGCGGCCAGCACCGTTATCTACTACTCAAACTCCTTCAACCTGGAGCATCGGCTCCAGTCGGAGGACCGCGCACATCGTATCGGCCAGACCAACAAGGTGCTGTACATCGACTACGAATGCGAGGGAACTATCGACACCAAGATCATCGACACGCTCAAGGCGAAGAAGAGCGTCGCCGACCTGATCACGGGCGACGCTTTTAACAACTGGTTGGAGTGACCATGGGCAAAGTATTTGTTACTCAAGATGTTCTGGTCAGGTCACTGGAGGGTGATTTTGTGCGCAAGTTTGACTTGACTTCGGCCGAACGCTTCGGAGCACTTGAGGTGCTCGTGTCGTCGGCGCAGTCGATGTTTTCCAGCGTGCCTGTGGTGCGCCAGCTGCGTGAGCGTCTCGCGGATTTTGGGGAGGACGACTACCTCCTGCCCATCGGCGACCCCTCGGTGATGGCGGCGGCAGCGATGGTCGCTGGCGCACGTAATAACGGGCGCATCAAGATTCTGAAGTGGGACCGGCGCGGCGGCTGCTACGTTCCGGTTCAGGTAGACATATCCGGCAGCATGCAATGACAGAGGATAGAAAGATGGTAGATGCCACGATGTTCGATGAAGAGAAAGCCCCGGTCGATGAAGGCGTGCTGTCGCGCCTCGCGGCTCTTGCCAAGACCCAACTCGAGCGCGCCGCGACAGTCGCCCGGCTGGAAGCGGAACTGAAGAAGGCGAGGCAGGAACTCGCCAAGGTTCAGGAGCGCGAACTCCCGGAACTGATGGCCGAGGTCGGCATGTCCACGTTCACGCTGCTTGATGGTCGCGGCGTCACGATCAAGGAGGACATCAGCGCCTCGCTCGCCGGGGACAAGAAAGATGGCGCCATTGCGTGGCTGAAGGAGCACGGTTACTCGGACCTGGTCTCGGTTGACGTGGAGGTCGGGTTCGGCGCGGGCGACGAAGAGAAGGCCCGGGCGCTGGCGCAGGAACTGATCGGCAAGGGGATCATCCCGAAACTGGCGCAGAGCGTGAATACCGGCACGCTCAAGTCACTGATCCGTGAACTGCTCGAGCAGGGCGCGGAAGTCCCGCTCGAAACCCTTGGCGCCTACCGCTGGCGCAAGGCCGTGATCAAGTAGGGCTGCTACCGCGGCCTGCTGATCGGAGAGCCCCGTGCCGACTAAACAGGGGCGCCCGTTGACGTGACGGCGCGGGTAAAGCAAGCCGTCCGAACTTGGAGCAATACCCATGAGCAAGAAAGAAGTAGTCGAGAAGAAGGACCAACTGCCCACCCTCGCCGTTCAGTTTGAACAGGATGCTGGCGCCGGTTTCGAGAACGCCACCGCCGAGTCGTTCGCCATCCCGTTCCTGCAAGTCCTGCAGTCGTTGTCGCCCCAGGTCAAGAAAACCGACGGCGCCTACATCAAGGGCGCGGAAGAGGGCATGCTGATCAACACGGTCACCGGCGAACTCTTCGACGGCGAAAAGGGCATCGAGGTCATCCCCGTGCATTACCGCCGCGCCTTCCTGAAGTGGGTGCCGCGTGAGAAGGGCGGTGGCTTCCTCGGCGAGATGGACCCGAACGACCCGACGGTCGCGCAGGCCAAGCGCGACGACCGCGGCCGCGATATCCTGCCGGATGGCAACCAGGTCAACGATACCCGCATTCACTACGTGCTGGTCGTGAAGTCCGATGGCGTGGTCGAGTGGGCCGTGATGTCGTTGTCGTCGACCCAGATCAAGAAGTCGAAGAACTGGATGGCGAAGATGCAGGCGATCAAGATGCGCCGCGCCGATGGTTCGATCTTCACGCCGCCGATGTTCTCGCATCGCTACCACCTGACCTCGGTACCCGAGAAAAACGACAAGGGTTCGTGGATGGGCTGGAAGATCGAGACCGGCGCTCAGGTCGAAGATGTCAACCTGGTGAACGCCGCCAAGGCGTTCCGGGACGCGGTCGTGTCCGGCGAGAAGCGCGAGGACTTCGCGCAGGCAGAACCGGCGGCTCATGGGGAAACCGACGACGGCGTGGCGTTCTGACAACAGCCATCGTGGACGGGCGGCGCGAGCCGCCCGTTTCTTCCCCGGAGCGAGCGCATGAAAGACTACGAACTCGCGGAGCAGTTCTTCAGGTTATACGAAGGACTGGGTCGCGCTCATGGCGTGTACCGTATCACTGGAACGAACGACAAGGGTAAGGCGTCAGGTAGCGCGGTCACGGTCGCAGAACCCGTGACCATTGAGAAGTGGCGCGAACATCTCGCCGGCATGCTGGGCCTCGGCATCGTCCCGATCAATGACGACGGCATGGTCCGCTGGGGCGCGGTTGATATCGACGTGTACCCGCTCGACCTGGTCGCGCTGGGCGAGAAGATCGAGAAACTGGACCTCCCCTGCGTCGTCCTGCGCACGAAGTCGGGCGGCGCGCACGTCGCGCTCTTCGCCAACGACTGGGTGCCCGCCGGTCTGATGCGGGCGAAGATGACAGAGATCGCCGTGGCCCTCGGTCACCCGGGCGTGGAGATATTCCCGAAACAGGTACGCCTGGCGAGCGAGCGCGACTTCGGTAACTGGCTCAACATGCCGTACTACGCGCACGAGACGACGAAGCGCTGCGCGGTATTCCGTGGGCACGAACTCAACGCCTCGCAGTTCCTCGACCTCGCCAAGCGGTTGATGGTGAGCGCGGACGAACTCGAGGCGCTGACCATTGACTTCGAGACGGACTTCAGCGACGCGCCCCCCTGCTTGCAGGCCATCGCCGCGGCGCGGGTTCCCGTGGGCAGCAGGAACAACGCCATGTTCGCCTTTGGCGTTTACTGCCGACTGAGGCACGGCGACGAGTGGGAAAAGGAACTCGAGTCAATTAACAACCGCGTGGCGTCAGAGCCGCTACCGTCGCGTGAGATGGTCGCCCTTATAAAGTCGCTCAACCGCAAGAACTATTTTTACCCGTGCAAGAAGGCGCCGTGTCAGAACTTCTGCAACCGTGAGGTCTGCCTCAAGCGCGAGTATGGGATCGGCAACGATGATGCCGAACTGAACGTGACCATCGGCCCGCTGGTCAAGATCAACCACAAGGATCAACCGACCTGGATCATCGACGTGGACGGCCTGCGCTTCGAGATCGAGACGGATGACCTGCTCCAGCAACCGCGCTTCCACAAGCGATGCGTTGACCGCGTGAACAAATGGCCGAACACGCTGAAGCCGCGCCAGTGGCACGAACTGATCACGGACAAACTGAACAACGTGGAGGTCATCGAGCCGCCGCCCGACTCCTCGGACGAGGGCCGCTTCATGCAATACGTGGAGCAGTTCTGTACGATTGTCGCGCAGGCGAAGGAGCGAGACGAGGTCATACTTGGCAAACCGTGGACCGACCCAGAGAAGAACAAGGTCTACTTCCGCTCGAGCGATCTGTTCGCGTATCTCGACCGTGCCCACTTCCGTTCCGTGAACCAGCGCCGCGGTTGGGATATCCTGCGCCGCTACGGCGTTGAGCACGACCAGTTCCAGATTCACGGGCGTTGCGTGCGGGTATGGGCGCTGGATCGGTACGCGCAGCAGACCGCGCCGCATCGACTGGCCAGCGATGACCAGAGCGAGGGGGCGCCGTTCTAATGCGGATTGTCAACGACCAACGCTTGATCCTCGGCCCGCCCGGTTGCGGCAAGACCACCTACCTACTCGGGCGACTCGAGGCGGAACTCGCCGCGGGCATCGCGCCCGAGCGCGTGGCTTACGTGTCATTCACGCGCAAGGCCGTGGGCGAGGCCGTGGAGCGCGCCTGTCAGCGGTTCTCGTTCAAGCGCGACCAACTCCGCTACTTCCGCACGAACCACTCGCTGACGTTCGCCGCGCTCGGTTTGAGCAAGAGTGACGTGCTGACGGTCGAGCACCTTCGGGAGATCGGCCAGAGCATCGGCTGTGAGTTCTCCACGAAGGCGCGGGTTGATGAGTCGACCGGCCTGATCATGGGCGGAGGGGACGGCGACAAACATCTGTTCGTCGACTCCCTCGCCCGCGCCCGTTGTCGCTCCCTGCAGGAGCAGTGGCAAGAGGATGACCAAGGCCTCGACTACTGGACGGTAGAGCGAACAGTTCGCGCCGTGACCAACTACAAACGCTCGCACGCCCTCTTCGACTTCACCGATATGCTCGAGCGGTACGTGGAGGTCGGGCAACCCCTCGACATCGACGTGGCCTTCGTTGATGAAGCGCAGGACCTTTCGACCTTGCAGTGGCACGTGCTCCGCAAGATGCTCTCAAACGCCCGCACGGTCTACATCGCCGGCGACGATGACCAGGCGATCTATCGTTGGTCGGGCGCTGATGTTGACGCCTTCCTCTCCCTCGGCGGAGCGCGCACGGTCCTCGACCGTTCCTGGCGCTGCCCGCCCGCCGTGCACGCTCTCGCCAATCGGATCGCCGGGAGGATCGGGAAACGGTTTGCCAAGGCGTGGGCGCCGAAGGAAGGGGGCGAGGGGGAAGTGATCACGCGCAACGACCTGACCACGCTGGACTTCCGGGCGATGGAGGGGAGCATGCTCCTGCTCGCTCGCAACACGTACCTATTGGGTGAGTACTCGAAGGAACTCCGGCAACAGGGTCTCGCGTTCGTGAATCAGTACGGCGGCTCGTCGGTCAACGCCTCGCACGCCCGCGCCATCTATGCATGGGAGAAAGTCAGGAAGGGTCAACCGATCCCAGGCGCTGATGTTAAGGCGGTCTATGAACAACTGCGGGTCGGGTTCGGCGTGAAGCGTGGGCACAAAGGTTGTAAGGGTATCGACGACCGCCGCCCTTACTCGGAACAGGAACTCCGCGAACAGTTCGGTTTGCTCGCAACAGGACCGTGGTTCGAGGCGCTCGATGGCATCAGCCTTGCTGACCGAATGTACTATCGCACGATCCTGCGCAACGGCGGGTCGTTGATCGCCGCGCCACGACTGATGGTCAATACCATACACGGCGTGAAGGGCGGCGAGGCTGACACGGTGATCGTCGCGCCCGACATGGCGTACCAGACGTGGCAAGGCTTCGAGCGGTCGCCCGACGATGAGCACCGTGTTGCCTACGTGGCGGTCAGTCGAGCGCGCCGAAACCTCGTGTTGCTCTCGCCACGATCACGTATGGCGTACCCTTACGCCGCGTCCTGATCCCCTGATCCCCGGCCCCCTCCCCCGGATCACACTCCGGGGAGAATGTCAAGGGATGAATGGGCGGCGGGGAGGGGATAAAGGGGGGAAAAGCCCCCTGTTTACTATGCGCCCCAACCCCCTGATTTCCCTGGTATTTGTCATGCCCCCCGGAAAACAGGGGGAAAGGGGGGTTCGTAAGTCATTGATTCTAAAGGGGGAAAACGAAGGTGTTGACCGCTCCGATGGGGCGGTTAATATGGGTGACATGGGGAGGCGATACGGACCTCCCCCAGAAAGGAGAACGCAATCATGAACAAGGCCACGGCACAAATGATCCTTCGCTCTCATCCAGATGCCCAAAGGGCGTTGGTTGGCATGGGTTTGACCCTCGCCGATGCGGAGCTAGAGAAGAACATCGGGCGCCGCGTTCGTTTCATAAACTGGGAACCGAAAATGGGCACTCTGACTCGCGACTTTTCCTTCACCATTATTGGCGTACAGCGAACGATATACGGCGAGAAGGCCTATCGGGTAACGTGCGACGGCTATGCCGATTCTTTCGGGCGTCCGGCCCGTCCCAGCGAGATCGAGTTCCTTGGATAACCCCAGAAAGGAGAACGCAATCATGGCGAAGATCAGCAAGAAGGCCGCGACCCGGATGGCGGACCTTATCGAGCAGCACGCGAACATGACCAAGATCAGCAAACTGAAAGAGCAGGAACTGATCGCGGCGGAGAAAGCGAACGATGGCGTAGCGATGGACGAAGCGAAGGCGTGGTACTACACGGCGGAGCGTTCGCTTTACCATGCGGTCATCGCCCTGCACGAAGAGTTCGGCGTCGACCTCTCCCTGCTCCCCATCGCCCAGCGCCACCTGACCTTCGTGCAGAAGCAGGAACAGTTCTACCACGGCCGGATGGTCGCGGCGAAGACCCACGCAACGAACGTCGCGGTAGCCGCCGCGATGCGTCAACACTGAACCGAGATAGAGAAAGGAGAACACGACCATGAGCAGCAAGTACAAGAGCAAGACCGAAGAGTTCGCCGTCGCCGATGCCCTGAGCATCGCCAATCAGGAGATCGCCGACCTCGCCGATGAAATGCGGACCTGGGCGGACAATCTCGAAGGCGGGAACCTGGGCCATACCGACAAGGCCCAGCGCGTGGCGGAAGCCGCCGACTCCCTCGAAGGGATCGAGCAGCAGGAAGACCTGCACGAAGAGGCCGAGAGCGCCCGCTGCACCGTCACGATCCAGGTTGTCCGGTCGGCGCGCTACTCCCCCTCCCGTGCGGTACGCGCCGCGAACGCCGCGGCGATGCTTCAGGCAGCCGCCGGCGCGATTCAGGACCGCATCAGTGAACTCGAGGAACTGAAGCGCGAGCACGAACTGAAGCACGAAGAACCGCAGGAAGGCGCGACCGCTGACGGCCCGGAGGCCGAGGCGTGCGCCGACGAGATTGCGCGGATCGAGGATGCCATCAGCGAACTCGAGTCGCAGGCTGACTCCATCGAGCAGGCCGCTTCCGAACTCGAGGGCATCGAGTTCCCGGGCATGTTCGGTTGAGCGTTGAACGTGAAGCGCGAGCACGTTATACTCGAGCAGGAGTCGCCGGGGCTCCGCCCCTCCCGGCAACCGAGAATGGAGAAAGTACCGTGCACCTGATCATCACCATCACCCAGAAGTCCGCCCGCGTGTTCGGCGTCGCCCGTAACCTGGAAGAGGCCGAAGGCGTAAAAGCCGCGCTGCTCCAGAAGCACGACGCCATTGTCATCGCCGCGAGCGCCGACGATCTCGCCGCCTCCCTCAGCGAACCGCAGATGCGCGAGATCACCGCGCACGTGTCGGCGCTGCGCGGGTTCGGTCCCGACCTCGACAAGATCGAGAAGAGGGTCGCCGAACTCATGAGCGAGGGCGGTCTGTACTCGTCCGAGCACCGCGACCGCGACAAGGACCGCGCCGCCAAGAAGGCGTGGTCCTTCGTCGGGGAGAATGCCACGCCGGACATCTTCAACCAGAAGCCCCGGAAGGAGAAAGCCGCGATGCCGAAGAGCAAGAACCCCGCCGTGATCCTGAAGCCGTCCGCCGATGACCCCGCCGTGCTCGTGCTGGCGGGCGTGGCGAAGAGCCCGGAGGCCGTCGGCGCGACGGGCGACGGCACCCAGGTCGTGACCGCCGAGACGTTCACCGCCGAGGTCGGCGCGCCGTTCGAGGCCGAGACGTTCGAGGACCTGGTCGCCAAGGCCAAGGAAGCCACGAAGGTCCGCGCCTCCACGAAGGAACCGAAGGCGCCGAAGGAGCGCAAGGTCGTGGAACTGGGCGCGGGCGGTCACCGCGCTGGCACGAAGAAAGAGCAGGCCCGCCGCATCTACGATGAGGGTCTGTCGACCACACCACCGAAGAGCCGCAAGGACATCATCGCCGAGATTGTCGGGCTCGGCGTGACGCCCGCGACCGCGGCGACGTGGTACGGCTTCTTCGGCAAGAACTTCCGCGTGAACAAGCGCGCCGAGTCCACCAACGAGGCGGGCGCGTAAGCGCCCCCTTCACCCTACCCAGAGCAGAGAAAGAGGAACGCAGACATGGCACACATGATCGACATGAGCAACGACCGCGCCAACATCGCCTTCGTCGGGGAGAAGCCGTGGCACGGCTTGGGTCACGAACTCCAGAAGGGCGCGGACATCGAGACCTGGAAGATCGCCGCGGGCATGAACTTCGACCTGGTGGCGAAGCCGGCCCTGTACCTGGACGATGACGGTGAGTTCGGTCGCGTCGAGGGGCGCAACGTCCTGCTCCGTAGCGACACGCGGGATGCCCTGAGCATCGTCAGCGACCGCTACAACATCGTGCAGCCGGGCGAAGTGCTGGAGTTCTACCGCGACCTGGTCGGCGCAGCGGGCTTCGATCTCGAAACCGCGGGCGTGTTGGCGGGCGGTCGTCGCTACTGGGCGCTGGCGTCCATCGGCGAGCAGGCGCGGATCATGGGACAGGACGCGATCAGCGGCTACCTCATGCTCGGCACGTCCTGCGATGGCTCGCTGGCAACAACCGCGGCGTTCACGTCGGTACGGATCGTTTGCCAGAACACGCTGAACTTCGCGGTGCAGGATATCGAGAACAACCGCCGCATGAGCGTGAAGGTCCCGCACAACTCGACCTTTGACCCGCAGGCGGTCAAGACCGAACTCGGTCTGGCACAACGCTCGTGGCAGTCCTTCGTGGAAGAGGCGAGCAAGATGGCGACCCGGAAGGTCTCGAACAAAGAGGCGGTCGAGTTCCTCGTGCGCGTGCTCGGTGACGAGACCAAGCCGGTCGAGGAGCAGGAGGATGCCAAGACCATCAAGCGCGTGTACGAGTTGTTCACGGGCGACGGCATGGGTTCCGAGATGAAGAGCGCGGCCGGCACGACCTGGGGGCTGGTCAACGCGGTGACCGAGTACTACGACCACCACCGCCCGACCCGCACCGCCGACAGCCGACTGAACCGTGCGTGGTTCGGCGATGGCGCGGCGGCGAAGGCCAAGGCTTGGGATGCCGCGGTGACGCTTCTGGCGGCGTGAGTAGAGGCGGAGGGGGATGGCGCGAGCCATCCCCTTGCGCCATCATCGAGATCAGAAAGGAGAGCGTGCCATGACTGCCATACCTTCCCTGCTTCGTTCACTATCGGACGCCGGCTACTCGACCGTGATCGGCGAGTACCTGGACGCCATCGAGTTCCCGCGCTACTTCGTGTTCCTAGCGCCCGACAATATCGAGGGCGGCTGCATGATCGGTCGCTTCATCAAGCAGACCGTGAGCCATCGGGCGGACTTCGCGGGCGTAGGCCCGGACGTGGAAGGCCTGACCAACGAGCAAGGCCACGCGGTCATGGCTCTGATCCGCGCAACCCACGGCATCAAGGACTGAGGAGCACGTGCCATGCCGAACATGAGTTACTGCCGATTCCAGAACACGCTGAACGATCTTCGCGACTGCGCCGAGCATTTGCTCGACCCGCTCTCTGCTGAAGAGCACCGGGCGCGGCACGACCTGATCATGACGATGACCGACATGCTCGACAACCTGGGCGTCACGGTCGAGTACTCCGAGGTCAGGGCGGCGATGCGTGACCTCACGTGCTCCGATGAGCAGGGGAACTGATCATGGCACGCACGCTGGTCATGATCGCCTGTTGCGCTGGGAAGGATCACAACCCGATCCCGATGCCCGCGGTCAACCGATACACGAGCACCCTGTTCCAACTCTCGCTGACCTACGCCCGCGAAGTCGTGGGCGTGGATGATCGCGACATCTTCATCCTGTCGGCCAAGCACGGCGTGCTCCGGTCGACTGACCTGATCCTCGACTACAATGAGTCGCTGGTCGGCGCCACGCGCCAACAGCGGAAAACCTGGGCACGGCGCGTGCTGGAGGCGTGGCCGGCAGAGGTAGGGGATCGCCTGGTATATCTCGCTGGGGCGGTTTATAGGCGCGATCTCCCGCCGGGGGAAGCGCCGATGGCGGGCCTCCCCATCGGGCGGCAACTTCAGTTCCTGACAAACGAGGTGGCACGTGTTCGGCAACAATCCATTGCGTAAGCAAGACCTGGGCGACGGGCAGTCGCTCTTCGTGCAAGAGGTCTTCCATACCGTGCAGGGCGAAGGCCCGCTGGCGGGCAAGACCGCGACCTTCGTGCGCCTGTCGGGCTGCAACCTGGCGTGCACGTTCTGCGACACGGACTTCGAGAGCGGGCGCCGCCTCTCCCGGAGCGACGACCTGACCGACCTCTGCGAGCGTCGTCTGGTCGTGATCACGGGCGGCGAGCCCCTGCTGCAGAACATCGGACCATTCATCGCCCTGCTGCTCGACCGCGATCATGACGTACAGATCGAGACCGCGGGCACCGTGGCGATCCCCGCCATGCAGGAGTCATGGTGGCGCGATGCGATGGAGCGCGACTTCCTGACCATCGTCTGTTCGCCCAAGACTGGCAAGGTTCACCCGCTGATTCAGGAGCAGTGCCGTCATTGGAAGTACATTGTCCGGCACGCCGACCAGTTCGATATCGCCGACGGCATCCCGATCACCCGGACCCAGAGCAGCGATGGTCGCCCGTTGAAACTGGCGCGGCCAGAGCATCTGTCGAGCACGGTATGGATGCAACCGTGCGACGAGCACGACCCGGAGAAGAACCAGCGCAACCTGGCCGAGGCAGTCGAGCGCGTGATCGCCTACGACTACCGGCTCACGGTGCAGGTGCATAAGATTGCGGGGCTGCCATGACCATCGCCATCGTTGGCTTGCTACCGAAGCAGCAGCGCATCGTGGAGTCGTGGGGCATCCGAGCGCGCTTCCTGCACCCGGACGACGACGGCCCCGCTTCTCTGGGCGCCGCAGTCGAGCACGTCGAGCGGCGTTATGTAATGACCAAGTTCATGAGTCACAAGCATGGCGACCACCTGCCGCGAGAGCGGGTGGTCTTCGTCAACGGCGGCCTGTCGTCACTACGGCGGGCGCTCAACGGAAAGGAGAACCGCGATGCGTAAGTGGTATGATCTCTCCCGGATGGATGACCCGGACTTCCCCCGCACACGTGGCGACTGGGTGATGCTGATGGTGGTAGTCGCCATCGCCGTCCCGTCGATCTACGTGAGCATGGTCGTGGTGCTGTCGCTATGAGCATCGACGACAAGAACGCCAGGGCGATGGCCGCGGCGCAGGCCGCCTACGACAACGCCGAACCGCCGGAGCCCCGCGAGGGCGTGCCGATGCGTTGCGTGCAATGCGGTCACCACTTCGACCAGAGCGAAGCCGAACCGCTGGAGGACGTGCTCGGCTGGGCGTGCCCGGCGTGCGGCGACAACGACACGGTCGATGATGAACCCGATGCCGGCGACGACTTCGATCCGCCGGATGACTACGACATTGACGAGGCGGCCGCATTCGGCGGCCGCGACTATCCATGAGGAGCGATGCGATGAAGAAGGCGCTGGTTGTTCTCTCGGGCGGGCAGGATTCAACGACCTGCCTGTTCTGGGCCAAGCAGAAGTACGACGAGGTTCACGCGGTCACGTTCAACTATGGTCAGCGCCATGCGCGTGAACTCGAGGCGGCGCGGATCGTGGGCGAACTCGCCGGCGTGGCGAGTCACGAGCTCATCGACCTGGGCAAGCCGCTGGTCGGTTCGTCCCCGCTCGTGAGCGCCGCGACGCTCGAGCAGTATCCCGACATGTACTCGCTGCCGGGCGGTCTCGAAAAGACCTTTGTCCCCGGACGCAACGCGCTGTTCTTCGTGATCGCCGCCAACCGCGCCTACGCGCTCGGCTGCACGACCATCGTGTCGGGCGTCTGCGAGGAAGACTACGGCGGCTACCCTGACTGCCGACGCGAGTTCGTGGATGCCATCGAGCAGGCCATCGGTCTCGGGTTCGCCTACGACCTGCACGACGAGTTCGCGCAGTTCCGTATCCAGACCCCGCTGATGCACCTGTCGAAGGCGGCGACCGTCCGTCTCGCCTACGACCTGGGCGCCGAGTGCTGGAACGCTCTGGCGTTCACGCATACCGCATACGATGGACAGTACCCGCCGCTCGGCAACGACCACGCCACGCTGCTGCGGGCGAAAGGTTTTGCCGAGGCGGGCCTGCCTGATCCCCTGATCCTGCGAGCGCATCAGGAAGGACTGATGCCTCTGCCGGAAACGCCGAACTACGACTCGGCGCGCTTGAAACTCACGACCAACCCCTGACAGGAGAAAGCAGAATGAGCGAGTACAAACAACGGATCGTGCTGATGCGCGACGCCCGCTACCCGACGACCACGACGGTAGTCGCCGAGAGTTCGGCGAACGCCATGGGCGACCTGGGTTATGTCACGATCAGCGAGGCGGTCGACGTGGAGTTCCCGCCGCGGAAGCAGGGGGACTTTGTGCGCGATGCCGTCGCCCTGCTCGATGGGAAGATCGCCGAGGTCCGCGCCAAGGCGGCCCAGGCGGTCACGGAACTCGAAGAGAGCCAGCAGCGACTGTTGGCGCTCACGTACCAGGCGCGGGAGGCGAGCAGCAATGACTAAGAAGGTTAACAAGGGACCGCGTGACTGCGCGGAACACAAGGTCGTGCTGAAGGGCGGCCCGCTCTCCGGCACGACCGTCTATCTCTCGAATGGCACCGGCACGCTGAACATCGTGCTGAAGGGGCAGCGCGGGAGTTACACCGCCACTGGACTTTGGGAGCCCGCGCCATGAGCATGACTATCACCGCATCGCGTTACCACGACATCTGCACCGGGCATCGCGTCCACAACCACGAGTCGAAGTGCGCGCATCTCCACGGTCACAACTACCGCGTGCACTTCGCGATCCTTGCGCCGTCGCTCGATGCCATCGGGCGCGTGCTCGACTTCTCGGTGATCAAGACCCTGCTCTGCGAGTGGCTGGAGCAGGAATGGGATCACAAGTTCCTTGTCTGGAATCAGGACCCGATGCGCACGACGCTCGTGCACCTCGACCCGGAAGGCGTGGTCGAAGTTCCGTTTAACCCGACCGCCGAGAACATGGCCGAGTACCTGCTGAACGTGATCGGCCCCCATCAACTGAAGGGCACGGGCGCCCGCCTGGTCGAAGTCAGGATCGAAGAGACCGCGAAGTGCTCCGCTACCGCCACCATCGAGAACCGCTGACATGACCGACAAGATCGTACTCACGCAGGCTGACGTGAACAACGCTGCGCTCTCGCTGGCGCACGGCCTCTCTTCGACCATCGCTTCGCTGGAGGAACTCGGCACGGCGAACCCCGGCGCGACCTGGTACCTGTACGGCGTACCGCGTGGCGGCGTCCCCGCCGCGGCGTTGGTCGCGCTGAACCTCTCCCTGCTCGGACGCCCGGTGATGCTGACCGACTCCGCCAATACCGCCGACATCATCATCGACGACATTGTCGAGACGGGCGAGACGATGAAGCGACTCCGTGCCCAGCACGCGGCGCGGGGCGTGCTCTTCGGCGCGCTGTATGGTCGCATCGAGAACTGGACCGACCTGGGCGTGCACGTGGGCCAGGTGCTCTCCGGCTGGCTCGTGTTCCCGTGGGAGATGAGCACGACGGGCGACGACTCCAGCGCCGACGACATCGTGACCCGCCTGCTTTCCTTCGTCGGCGAGGACCCGACCCGCGGCGGCTTGCAGGAGACGCCGAAGCGCGTGCTGAAGGCGTGGAAGTTCTGGACCTCGGGTTACGACCGCGACCCCGCCGCCGTGCTCAAGGTGTTCGAGGATGGCGCCGAGCGTGTCGATGAGATGGTGCTCGTGCGCGACATTCCGCTGTACTCGCATTGCGAACACCACCTGGCGCCAATCTTCGGCGTGGCGCACGTGGCGTATATCCCGGATGGCAAGATCGTCGGGTTGTCGAAACTCTCGCGCCTGGTCGACATCTACGCCCGGCGGCTCCAGGTTCAGGAACGGTTGACCAATCAGGTGGCCGATGCTCTCGCCGAGCACCTGAAACCGAAGGGCGTGGGCGTGGTCCTCGAATGCCGTCACCTCTGCATGGAGTCGCGTGGCGTATGCCAACAGGGTCACGTGACCGTCACGTCTGCGCTGCGCGGCGTGCTGCGCGACGATGCCGCGGCCCGGGCGGAGTTCCTGAACCTGACCAGCGCGAGGAAGCGGGCGTGAAAATCTACCTGGCGGGCATCCTGCAAACGGGCTTCACGTTCGGCAAGGAGTCGACCAGCGAAAACGTCATGGTATCGGACGAACTGCGCGCCGCGTACCCTTACGACCTCGAGTCGTATCACTACATTGGCGATAGCCAGCGCGTGATCGACTACCTGCGGTCGAAGGGGCGCACGATCTTCCTTGACTCCGGCGCGTTCTCCATGTTCACGCAGGGGATCAAGGTCGACCTGAAGAAGTACGCGCAGTACATCATCGACAACGCCGACGTGATCCATGTCGCTTCCAACCTGGACGAGATCGGCGCTGGCAAGGAACAGGAGAGTTACGCCAACCAGAAGGCGCTCGAGCGGATGGGCGCGAAGATTCAACCCGTGCACCACGCACGCGACGACGACTACTGGCTGGAAAAATACATTGGTGAGGGCTATGACTATATCTTTCTGGGCGGCATGGTACCTGAGTCCGCTCCATATCTTCGACGCTGGCTCGACCGTATCTTCGACCGCTACCTGACGAACCCGGACGGCACGGCGAAGATCAAGGTGCACGGGTTCGGCTTGACCGCCATCGAACTCATGCGGCGCTACCCGTGGTACTCGGTCGACTCGACCTCGTGGGTTCTCGCCGGGCGCTACGGGTTCGTGAACGTGGACCTGCCGACCCGTGACCTGAAGATCGCCATTAGTGATCAGTCGCCGAGCGCCAAGGTGCTGGGCAGTCACTACGACTCGCTCGACCCCGTGACGCAGCGGCTCGTGCGCGAGCGACTGGAGGCGCTGGGCTACGACATCGAGAAACTCCGCACGATGTACGGATGGCGCGACCACGCGAACGTCACCTATTACGAGCGTATGATGGAGCGCCCTGACCCGCGCTTCATCAAGCGCGACTATGAACTCTTCGAGGGGTTTTGACCATGCTCGAGACTCTTCGCCTCGTTCGCGGGGCCGTATCATCGAAAGACCTGGTGCCGATGCTCACGCACTTCTGCGTGTACGATGGCCGCATTCAAGGCGCCAATGGTTTCCTCTGCATCGACGCCATCTGTCCGGGACTCGAGGGCGACTTCGCCGTGCCGGCCGAGCGGTTCCTGAAAGCGGTCGACGCCTGCGCGGGCGAACCGAAGATCGTGACCGACGCCGGCAAGGTGATCGTGAGCCGGGGGAAGTTCCGCGCCAAGATGGCATCGCATCCCAGGTCGGTCTACCCCGCGCACGATGAGCCAGAGCGGACCGCAGAGAACGCCGTCGCCCTCGGGGGAGATATCATCGCTGCGCTGCGCGCCGTTCGTGACTTCATCGGGGTTGATGCCTCGCGGCGTTGGAGCATGAGCGCCAAGGCCTTCGGTGGCTGGCTCTACGCGACCAACAACGTGAGCGCCGTGCGGGTTCCTCTCGACACGTCGCGCCCGGTCGTGTTCCCCTCTTACCTGATCGACGAACTCCTGCGCAACGGCGTGGAACCGGATGCCACGTGGGCGACGGAGCACTATATCGCTTGTGACTTCCCCGGCTGGTGGGTTCGCGCTTCGTTCGCGCATGACCAATGGCCGGACATCGACCAGCACTTCGACCGGGCATTCGATGGCGCGGAGATCGTGCCGGTACCGCCTGGCCTGCTCGACGCGGTCGAGATGGTCGCGCCGCTTTCCTCTGACCTGAAGGCACCGGAGATTTGGTTCGCTGATGGAAAGGTCACGACGCCCGACGGCGACCACGCCGCCGAGGTCGAGGGGTTCGATCTCCCGGAGGGGCGCTACCGACTCGAGCCGCTCCGCCTCGCGCTGAAGCACGCGCACGGCGTCGACTTCACGCGATACCCCGGCGCCATCCCATTCACCAATGACGACATCGGCCTGCAGGGCGTGTTTGTCGGAGTTCGCTGATGGTCGCCGCTGACCGCGCCACGGCACGTGCCGCGCTGACCTTCGCCATCGCCATGCTCCGGCGGGCGATCAAGTCAACCCAGCAGCCGTGCCTCAAGCGCGACTACCAGCGGGCCATCGACGGACTCGAGAAGGTCAAGGAGTCATTGGCATGAGCCGCTACGATGCCATCGGGTTGTTCTGGGAAGACCGCCCGGTCGTGAAAGAGAAAACGAAAGAGAACCCAGCGCGGTCAGCGCCCGTGCGGACGATCCCACCGATACCCGACACGGGATGGTCGCCGCCCGAGTCGTTCCCGCGACTCGATAGCGCCGAGGTCGTCGCGCTCGACCTTGAGACGTGCGACCCTGATATCAGGGAGAAAGGCCCGGGCGCGTTCCGGGATGGATTCATCGCAGGCATCGCCATCGGCGTGCCGACCGGCGAGCGTTGGTATTTCCCGATTGGTCACGAGCGCGGCTTCAACTTCGAGCGCGAGAGCGTGCTGGCGTGGGCACGGCACGAACTCGGTCGGCGCGGTCAGCCGAAGATCGGCGCCAACCTGCTGTACGACCTCGAGTTCCTCGCGGCGGCCGGCGTGAAGGTCGAGGGTCCTTTCTGGGACGTGCAGGTTGCCGAACCGCTGCTCGATGAAAACGCCCGCTACTATAACCTGGATCGCCTGGCGCAGAAGTATCTCGGCGAGCATAAGGTCGACTCCCTGCTCTACTCGTGGCTGGCGCAGGCGTTCGGCGGAGAGCCGACGCGCAATCAACAGGCTGGTCGTATCTGGCGAGCGCCCGCCGAACTGGTCGGGCCATACGCGCAGGGCGATGTCGACCTCCCGCTCCGTATCTTCGCCCAGCAGCGCGAACTCCTCGCCCAGCAGTCGCTGATGCCGCTGTTTGATATTGAGTCGGCGCTGATCCCCATGCTGCTCGCAATGAGGATACGCGGCGTGCCGGTTGACATCCCCCGGGCGCAGACGATTTACGACGCGCTGACCGACCGCCTCCAGCGGGCGCAGGATACGCACGGCGGCATCGACGTGTACAGCGCCGACGACGTGGCGAAGTATTGCGACCGACGTGCCATCGTCTATCCACGCACGGCGAAGGGCAACCCCTCTTTCGTTCAGTCGTGGCTCGACCATCATGCCGACCCCGTGATCCGCGCCGTGAACGAAGAGCGTAAGGCCCGGAAGGCCCGCGACACGTTCGTAAAGGGGTACCTGCTCGACCTGCACCGCCATGGCCGGATTCATTGCCAGTTCAATCAACTGAAGAGCGACGACTATGGCACCGTGTCGGGTCGTTTCTCTTCGAGCAACCCCAACCTGCAAAACATCCCGACACGCGACGAAGAGATCGGCCCGCTCATCCGGTCGCTCTTCATCCCGGAGGAAGGCGAGGACTGGGCATCGCTCGACTGGTCGCAGATCGAGTTCCGCTTCCTCTGTCACTACGGTCGTGGCCGCGGCGCCGACCGCGCTCGTGAGCAGTACGCCAGCGACCCGACCATCGACTTCCACCGGATGGTCGCCGAGATGACCGGGGTGGCGCGACGCTACGCGAAAAACATCAACTTCGGTCTGGTCTATGGCATGGGCGAGGAACTGATGGCGAGCCAACTCGGCAAGACCCGCGCCGAGGTGCAGCCGATCTTCGATGAGTACCATCAGCGCCTGCCATTCGTTCGCCATACCTACAACGAGGTCAGCCGCGTGGCGACGAACCGCGGGTACATCATGACCCTGCTCGGGCGTCGTCGGCGCTTCGATCTCTTCGCCCCCAGGTCGAGCAGGGAAGAGGGCGCGTTGCCCTACGACCAGGCGGTCGAGAAGTGGGGACAGGCCGTGCGGCGGGCCTTCACCCACAAGGCGCTGAACGCCCTGCTGCAAGGGTCGGCGGCGGACGCTATGAAGAAAGCGATGGTCGACATATGGAACTCAGGGGTCTGCGACGTGCTGGGCGCGCCGCTGCTCACGGTCCACGATGAACTCGATTGGTCGAAGCCACGCACGGCGGAGGCTGACCAGGCGATCAATGAGGTCAAGCGGATCATGGAGTCATGCGTATCGTTGCGCGTCCCCGTGGTCGCGGACATGAAGATTGGCAGTGACTGGAGTAAGTGCAAATGATGGTCAAGAGCGGGGAAGAGGTACTGGCGCGGATGCGCGAGGGCTGGCGGTTCGTTCGGCGTGACTACGCTGGTAAACGTCCGTCGCGGTACTGGATGATCGACGAGGACGGCGGCGTACATTCGGTCACGGGATCAACCGCGGCACGTGCGCGAAGGATCAGCGTGCTGCGCCCGGCGTCTCTGGAAGAGCACGAAGGGTACGCGCAGATGGAGTTCCGGCTATGACGGGCGCCGAGATCGACCAGGTCGTGCTTGGCTGCGTGAGGGCACTCAGGGCGAAGGGAGAGACCGAACGGGCCGACGCCCTTGGTCGCGCCCTCATCGCGGTCAGCGCACGGCACGCCGAACTGAAAGGAAACTTTGAGGCCTTCGCCGTGCATCAGTCGTGGCGGTGCCGGCATTACAAGGAATGTCGTTGCGGGCTTGACGCCGTGACGGAACGCCTGCAACTCCCCCGCGTACCGACCGAGATTTACGTGCCATGAAGATCGTGACCGTATTCGGGAACGTGGTCGACATCGAGCGGCTCACGCCGCGAGACATCGACATCAAGACAATTGCTCACGCCCTGTCGAATCTCTGCCGCTGGGGCGGGCACACGGATCGCTTCTACTCGGTCGCGCAGCACTCCGTGATCGTCGCCAACCTCTGCTGCGATCCGAACGATGAGCCCGACCTCTACCGCTGCGCGCTCTTGCACGATGCGACCGAGGCGTACCTGGTCGATCTCCCGCGACCGATCAAGCACGCGATGCCTGACTACCAGCGCCTCGAGTCGCTGGTCTGGGAAGTGATCGCCGAGGCGTTCGGTTTACCGCGACAGATGCCCCCCGAGGTCGAGCGCGCTGATCGCCTGGCCCTGCGATGGGAGGCGGAGTCCCTGTTCCCCCAGACCCCGGCGATCCTCCGGGAGATGGGCCTGCCCCCTCCGGGATCGGGGACCCGATGGGGGACGGTCCTGTCCCCCCTGCCCCCCGTGGACGCGCTGGGGGCGTTTCTGGGGGCGTTTCGGGCGGTGGGAGTGGGGAAGGGGCGCCCCCTCCCCCCTAACACCGCTCCCGAGCGATCCTAGACCGGTTCCCGGGGGCGTATGGGGAAGGAGTCAGGGACCTGGACCCGGTTCCGGGACGGCCTCCGGGGGAGGGGGCGGTTCCGCCGGATGGAAAACGCCCTAGAGCGGGGGACGCCGGACTGCTCGTTTGTCGTGCCCCTTCCGGGGACGGTCGCCGCGGAGGGATGGGTCGAGTTCAAGCAGGGGCAGCCGCCCAAGCGCGAGACGACCGCCGTGTTCAAGAGTCAGCACGGCCTCTCCCCTGAACAGATCGACTGGATCGCCGAGCACGTGGCGCTGGGCGGTCGTGCGTGGATATTCGCCCAGGTCGGTCAGCGCCTCTACCTGGTGCACGGATCATGGTGCCGCGAGTTCAACGGCATGACCGTGGGCGATCTCGAGTCGACCGCGGCGTGGCGTGGAGGACCGCGGGTCAGCGCCGAAGAGTGGGAGTTGCTGGCGGCCGTGCTCGTTTCGTGGCCCCCTATAGGGGAAAAAGGGATGGCACGCGCTGAGTAGAAAAAATCCCGGTTTTTGGTGATTTACTGATACTGAGCGAATGATTCTGCATGATGATCAATGCGTTAGACGATTATCAGTAGGGTATCAGGATGGTTTGACGGATGATACCTGTCAGAGATCAAAGCCAGAGATTGCAAGGGTTCGAGCGGGATATCAGTCAACCTAGTTCACCGTATACGAGGTGATACCACCCAGAAAAAAACTTCCCCAAAATCCCCTATAGAATATCCCCCGGAGGATCAAACAGCATGACCGATCAACAGCACGTCGAGTTGCTCGAAGCCATCCGGGAGAACACGCGGGTCTTGACCACGATGCTCCAGCACCTGGCAGTCCTGCTTGACGCCCTCCCCGTCGATGAGCCGGGAGACGACGAGACCTGCTACCTCGACGGTTCGCCGCGATGAGTCAACATCATCACCTCTACAACAACGCCACGTGGAAGAAACGGCGCGCCGCGCAACTCGCCGCCGAACCGCTCTGCCGCTTCTGTCTTGCTCGTGGTCGGATCGTGAGCGCGACCATCGCCGATCACGTGATCCCCCACCGCGGCGACCCTCACCTCTTTCATTACGGTGCGCTACAGTCCCTTTGTAAGCTCTGTCACGATGGGACCAAACAGGCGATGGAGCACGGGCGGGGTCTGCGCGGAGGGGATGCGCAGGGCTTCCCCTGTGACCCCTCGCACCACTGGGCCACCGAGGCGCCCCAACATGGACCACCCGACCCTTCCCCGTAGGGGGGGACAGAAGTTCGGCGCCGGGTTTTGAAGCCCGCACCCGCAGGTTAACTAATGCGGTAACCCAGAAAACGAGGCCACAAATGACAAACAGACGGCAGAGATGCGACTCCGTGACAGGGGAAACCCGGGCGATGGCGGCCGCCGCGGCCGGCCCGCTCGATCCCCCGGCCCACCTCACGCTCCGCCCGGGCGACCGTCCGTTCTGGGACGGTATTGTCCTCTCCCGCGCGCGTGAGACCTGGGACGATCACGACCTGGCGATGGCGGCCGCGCTGGCGCGCTGCATGGCCGACGTGGAGAAGTTACAGGAGGAACTCGACCGTGAGGGTCACGTGATCAGGAACAACAAGGGCACGCCCATCGCCAACCCGAAACACGCGGTCATTGAGACGCTAACACGCCGGATCGTGGGGCTGTCACGCACGCTACAGATTCACGCGCTGGCGAAAAACGGCGATAGCCGTGACCAAGGCAAGGGGCTGAAGAAGCAGCGCGAGGCGGGACAACTGCTTGACCACGCCGACGAAGACCTGATCCCCCGGGCGCCCGCGCATTGATGGACCCCATCGCCTGCGGGCCTCGCCCGCTCCTGCGCGACCTGACCGGCATCCCGACCCGTGACCTCACCCGCGGCGAGCGGGTCATCCGGTTCATCGAAAGCCACTGCGTGGTCCCGGAGGGGACGCTCGTTGGCACGCCGGTCGTGCTCGATGACTTCCAGCGGTTGTTCATCCTCGCCATCTACGACAACCCCGCCGTGACGGACACGGCGATCCTGAGCATCGCCCGCAAGAACGCCAAGACCGCAACCATCGCTTTCATCCTGCTGGCGCACCTGGTCGGCCCGGAAGCGATGCTGAACTCGCGCATCATCAGTGGCGCGATGTCGCGAGATCAGGCGGCGGAGGTCTACAATCTCGCCTCGAAGTGCGCCCGCCTCTCGCCGAAACTCCGGCCGTTGATCCGGCAGATACCCTCGACCAAACGCCTGGTCGGCCTGCCGATGAACGTGGAGTACCAGGCGATCAGCGCGGAGAAAACGACCGCGCACGGTAAGAGCCCCGTGCTGGCGATCCTCGACGAGGTCGGACAGATTCGCGGCCCGCAGAGTGACTTTGTCGACGCGATCACGACCGCGCAGGGCGCGTATGAGAAACCGCTGCTCATCTATATCAGCACGCAGTCCGCGACCGATGCCGACTTCTTCAGCGTGCAGATCGACGACGCCCGGCGCAATCAACCGGCGAAGACAGTGTGCCACGTTTACGAAACGCCGCCCGACGCTCCGCTGTTGAGTGAGGAAGGATGGCGCGCTAGCAACCCGGCTCTCGGCAAGTTCCGTTCGCTGGAGGATATGCGCAAGCAGGCGGAGAAGGCCGCACGCATGCCTTCGTTCGAGAACACTTTTAGGAACCTAAACCTCAACCAGCGTGTGACCGTGTTCTCGCCGTTCGTGTCGCGGCGCGTCTGGGAATCTAACTCCCCACCTCCCTTGCCCATGCGCAACGTGACCGTATATGGCGGCCTCGACCTTTCCTCGCGCACGGACCTGACCGCCGCGGTATTCATCGCCGAGGTCGGCGGCGTGATCCAGGTCTGGCCGTACTTCTGGACCCCAGAGTACGGGCTGCGGGAGAGGAGCGACCGCGACCGTCAACCCTACGATGTCTGGGTCCGTGACGGCTGGTTGCTCACGACGCCTAGCAAGACCGTGGACTATGAGTACGTGGCGAAACAACTCGCCGACATTCTCGCCGAGAGTGACTGCGAGGTGATTGGTTTCGACCGCTGGCGCATCGACGTGTTCAAGAAGGAGTGCGACCGCCTCGACCTGGTTCTGCCGTTGCAACCGTTTGGTCAGGGTTACAAAGACATGAGTCCCGCGCTTGACAAAGTGGAGGAGTTACTTTTGAATAATAGACTCGCGCACGGCATGCACCCGGTCCTGACAATGTGTGCAGCGAACGCCGCGGTCTCGAAGGACCCCGCTGGCAACCGGAAGCTGGACAAGCAAAAGGTCACGGGCAGGATCGACGGCATGGTAGCACTGACAATGGCCATTGGCGCCTGGTCCAAGTCAACCGACGAGGGTGCCGCGATGATGGGCTTCCTCCGCAATCCGGTGACGGCATGACTGAACAACGCAAAACCCCCGGCAAGATTCGCTCGGCGCTGATCACGATGCTCGGCGGAGCCCCGGTGCCTGAGTCGGTTTTCCTCGGCACTCTGGGCGCCACGAGTTCTGGCGCTGGTACGACCGTGACGGAACAGAGCATGCTCTCCCTCTCGGCGACCTGGGCCTGCACGCGCTTGATCTCTGAAACCATCGCCACGCTCCCGCTCAACCTCTATGAGCGGCGGCCGAACGGGTCGCGGGTTCCGGCCACGACCCATCCGCTCTACAGTATCATCCACTCGAAGCCGAACGCTGACACGACGGCCGCGGTGCACTGGGAATCGACCATCGCCGCGATGCTCTTGCGCGGCGCGGGTCGCGCTGAGAAACTTCGCATCGGTGACCGTCTCGTCGCGCTGAAGTTCCTCGTGCCGGGTAACCTGATGCTCACGATTCGCGGCAACCGCGAGGTCTACCTATACAAGGAGGTCGACGCCTTCGGCCGCGTGACTCAGCGCGAGATCGCCAAGGCGGACGTGTTCACGCTCCCCGGGTTTTCCCTCGATGGCGTGAACGGCGTGTCGGTGATCTGTTACGGCGCCAATATGTTTGGCGCGGCGCTCGCTGCTGACCAGGCGTCGAGCGCGACGTTCAAGAACGGGCTCATGCCAACCACCGCTTTCAAGTTCCCGCAACTTCTCAAGGACAACCAGCGCGAGCAAGCGCGAGAGGCCATCGCCGTGATCTCTGGCGCGCTCAACTCCGGCAAGCCAGCGATCTTTGAGGCGGGCATGGACTCGATGCGCATTGGCATCGACCCGAAAGATGCCCAGCTCCTCGAGTCGCGGGCGTTCGGCGTGGAAGAGATTTGCCGCTGGTTCCGGGTGCCGCCCTTCATGGTCGGGCACTCCGAGAAGTCAACGAGCTGGGGTACCGGTATTGAACAGCAACAGATTGGCTTCCTCCAGTTCACGTTGCGCCCGTGGCTGACTCGGATCGAGCAGGGGATCAACACGATGCTCCTGACCCCGGCGGAGCAGGGGCGCTACTACGCCGAGTTCAACGTCGATGCGCTGCTGCGCGGCGACAGCGCCGCCCGCCGCGAGATGTACGCGAGCGCAACGCAGAATGGCTGGATGAGCCGCAACGAAGTCCGGGCGAAAGAGAACATGCCGCCGATTGACGGCGGCGACACGTACACCGTGCAGAGCAACCTCATTCCGATTGACCAACTCGGGAATACGCCATGAAAAAGAAACTCCCCACCGCCCCCGCCTCGCGCATCGACGGCGTGTCCTGCGATATCACGCCCTCAGCACTGGAGCGCTGGAACCCGCAACTGCGGACGCAGAAACCCGACCCGGTCGAGATCGAGATGTTCGATGTCATCGGCTTTGACCCATGGTCGGGCGAGGGCGTGACGGCCCGCGCCGTGCAGGAGCGCCTGCGTGGCCTCGCGGAAGGAACGCCTGTGTCGGTCAGCATCAACTCGCCGGGCGGCGATATGTTCGAGGGGCTCGCCATCTACAACATGCTGCGCGAGCACAAGGGCGACGTTACGATCAAGGTGCTGGGCCTCGCGGCGTCGGCCGCGTCGATCATCGCCATGGCCGGCGACACGGTGCAGATTGCCCGCGCCGGTTTCCTGATGATTCACAACTCGTGGGTCGTGGCCATGGGAAACCGGCACGATCTCCGGGAGTACGCCGACACGCTCGAGCCTTTCGACCGCGCCATGGCGGACATCTACGCGGTACGATCTGGCGGCGACGCCGCGGATATCGCTGGCATGATGGACAAGGAGACGTGGCTCGGCGGGAGCGAAGCGGTCGACAAAGGTTTCGCTGACTCGCTCCTTGACTCCGACCAGGTTTCGGTGGATACTTCCGCCAAGGCAGGAGCCTACGCAGCGCGCAAGATGGATGTCATGCTTGCCAAGTCTGGCATGACCCGCAGCGAGCGGCGTAAACTCATGCAGGAGTTCAAGACCGGTACGCCTGGCGCTACCGGCAACGGTGAGGATGACCCCACCGGTGAGAGCACGCAGAACGCTGCACTCGCGCAAGAGGTCGCTCAACTCTCCCGTGAATTGACGAGGATACTGTCGTGAAAGAAGAAGACATCAAGGCACTGCGCGACGACCTGAAGGTCGTCGGTGACCAGGTCCGTACCCACGCCGAAGTCGTGGCCAAGGAACAGAAGCGCCTCGGCGAGATGACGGGGGAGACCCGCGCCGCCGTGGACAAGGTGCTCTCCGAGCAGGGCGCGCTCACTCAGCGCCTGGGGGCCGCCGAGCAACTCATCGTGAAACTGGAGCAGGGCGGTGCCGGCGGCAGGGTCAAGCGCCTGACCGCGGGCGAGATCGCCGGGAGCTCCGAGCAACTGAAGGCGCTCATTGCCGGTGGCGCTCAGGTCGGCATGTCGGCTCGGATCAACGTCAACGCCGCGGTGACCAGCGATCCGGCTTCCGCCGGTGACCTCCTCGTCCCGCAGTACGACGGCATCATCCCGACGCCCCGCCGTCGCTTGACGATCCGTGACCTCCTCGCGCAGAACCGCACGAGCGCCGCCTCCATCGTCTACATGAAGGAAACGCTGTTCACCAACAACGCCGCCCCGGTCGCCGAGAACACCCGGAAACCGGAAAGCGACATCACCTACGAAGCGATGACCGCGAACGTGGTGACCATCGCCCACTTCATCAAACTCGCCAAACAGATTCTGGACGATGTGCCCGCGCTGCAGGGCGAGATCAACAACGCGATGACCTGGGGGCTGAAGTACAAGGAAGAACTGCAACTGCTGCTCGGCAACGGCGTCGGCCTGAACATGAACGGCATTTACACGCAGGCGCAGGCCTACGTGAACCCAGGCGTGACGGTCGTGGCGGAGAACGTGATCGACCGTCTGCGCCTGATGATCCTGCAGGCCTCGCTGGCGGAGTACGAAGCGGATGCTCTCGTGCTCAACCCGATCAACTGGGCGGGCATCGAGTTGTCGAAGGACACCACGAACGCCTACCTGTTCGGGATGCCGGGCAACCTGCTGAACCCGAGCCTGTGGAATCGCCCGGTCGTCGCCACGCAGGCGATGGCAGTCGACACCGCGCTGGTCGGTGCCTTCCAGCAGGGCGCGATGCTCTACGACCGTGAGGACCTGAACGTCGTCATCGCCACGCAGAACGAGGACGACTTCGTCAACAACATGATCACCGTCCGCGTCGAAGAGCGTCTGGCGATGGCGGTCAAGCGGCCGCAGGCGTTCGTGAAGGGCAGCATTGCCGGCCTGTAAGGGCGGCTGATGGGGTAGCGGCGGGGACGGAAACCCGCCGCGCTTCATTCATCGGAGGACTATCGCGTGAGTTACGTTAGCCTCGACTTGACCAAGGCGCACCTGGCGGTCATTCACTCCGACGACGACACGTATATTCAACAGTGCCTTGACGCCGCCGAGGCTCATTGCGCCGCCATTATGAACCGCACGGCCATCGCCGACGCCCAACCCGCCGGCTCCGAGTGGCTGGCCACGCCCGACGACGTGGTGCCCAAACCCGTGGTGCAGGCGATCCTCGCGTATTGCGCCGAGTTCTATGAGCACCGCACGGCGGGCGTGACCGGAACGATATACACGCGCATGCCAGCCGCTGACGCTCTGCTCCACTTCCAGCGCCTCGGTCTTGGTGTATGACGATGCGCGGCGTGAACCCCGGTCGCTATCGCCACCGGATCGTGGTGCAGGAACCCGCCGCCACGCAAGACCCGGTCACGGGTGAGGTGATCCCAACCTGGGCGACGCTCTTCGCCTCGGTGCCGTGCGAGATCACGAGCGAACCCGGGCGTGAGTTCGAGGAAGCCAAGAGCCGTCAGGCCGAGAGCGTTATTCAAGTCGCGCTGCGCGCCATCCCGAACTTCTTACCGACCTGGCGGATCACGTGGCGCGGTTTCGTTTACGACGTGCGGTCGATTCAACTCGATGCCACCGGCGTCCGTGAAATGCTACTCACGTGCCGCGGTCTCGGCGAACAGGTGACTGGCGACCTCATTGATAATGGCTTCGCGCTGGAAGAGGGGGGCGGGTTGATGCTCCTTGAACCTGGCGACTTCTTGCTTCAGGAGTGATCATGGCGAACCAGAAGATCAGCCAACTGACCGCGGCCACCGCGCTGAACGACAACGATGACTTCGTGCTTCGCCGCGGCACCAGCAACGTCCGTATTTCGCAGGAGGTTCTGCGGCGGCTGTTCAGCCTGCAGCCGGACCCGTGGATGGCGCAGGCCAGCAACGTCCCCGCAGCTCCCTCCGGCGCCGATGGCGCCACGTTCGCGGCGGTCTCTGGGACGGACTACGCCGCCACCATCCTCCCGTCCGCAGGACTTGACCCAGAATTGACCAACGTCAATGGACCCGAGATGGGAGGGGAGGCAACCCACTGGGCGAAGTTTGTCAGCCCCGCCATTGACCCGGGGGACAATAGCAATGGCGTCGGCATGGTGCTGAGTAATGCCGAGGCGACCCTCCCGGACATTCTCGCCTCGTTCCAAAACTTCCCCAACCTTGTCGGCACGGTGCAATGGGTCGTGATTCAAGCGACGGGCGACCCCACAGGGTTCACGTACCTGGCCACGCAGGGGGGCGGGTTGGTGGGGAGCATGACGCGCCCGTTGGCGCCTCCTGCGGGCACCAACTTCTACCTCGGCGTGGA